TCACTCAATACCGGCACGTGTCAGGTGCAAAACGGTATTCTACAGCTTGTCGACAAATATCGCCCAGCCAGTGTCTGGCCCGTCAGCCTGCCAACGCTGATGGAATTCAGCCTGCCGCACGCGTACGCGATACCCAGACAATGCGTCATTGTGGCCGCCATGCGCCATGTCAGGCATGCCCCGTGGATCCGACATGATCCACTCGCTATCACTGCTGTACTTCCCCGCATACCCATGGATGACGCTCCAATGGCCACATGCTTCCGAGCCGCACATCGGGGGCTCACCACGAAGAAGATCGCCACTGTGGAGCCACCCGACTAGGACCACGCGACCTTGGTCGATCTCATGCTCGACCTGCTGGGCCGTAGCATCCTGCACAAATCGCACCTGCAGGCCAAGACTGGTCAGCGCCTTGACCTGCGCACCAACTGAAGACGTGTCGCCATATTTTTCACGTATCCGATAGTATTCTTCGTCATCGACCACCCGCCCATGAAACCGTGCCACCATGGCTGCTGCGCTGGTGAAGCACATGCGGTACCCATTCGGCAGATCGAGCTGCCTGTAATACTTGGGCAAGAAGACTTCTTGATCAATGCCGCTCGCTCGCCATGCTTCAAACCAAGCGGAACTGTCATCCAGTATGCTCTGCGGCATGGAGCGTTCAAGCTCTGCAATAGCAGCCAGCTGGTGGGGCGTACCACGGAAGAAAGTGAAGAATGGGAGCAGGCTGAGTGACGCCATGTGCCATAGCCTCACTTGTCGACGCGGGTCTCAGGTAGCAGCAGGTCTTTCAGGTGCTTGACCGCTAGATCGTCCAGGTCGTTGTCAGTTCTAGTGACGATTTTTTCAAGCATCGCCACGATCAATTCCTTGAATGCCTTCGACCGCCACATGGTCATCACAATCGGCTTAAGAACGAGCAGCATGGCAAAAGTGATCGCTACTGTAAAGCGTAGCTCTACTTCATCATGGCCAACAATCCTGATGAGCAACACGACAGAGACGGCATCAGCATGGCTGATATCGTCAAGACTGCAGTGCTGACTTGGAGTGCGGCACTGCTCACCATCTCATATCTGGGGATATATCCTCAAATGAAGATGGACAATACGTTCGTCGCCTCTCTACTTACCGGCGCGATGGCATCCTTCGGCATCGAGCGCAAGTCGAATGGCAATAATAAGAAAAAGGATATTAACATTGATAACAAAGACACCAATGCAGGCATCAAATGAACCGCGCACTTCTGATCGTCGGAATAGCGCTGCTGGGGACGCCTGCTAAGGCAGACATCACCCACAAAATCCAGTCCTCTATCCAACTTCAGGTAGATGGCGCAGCATCCCAAGCTTCTCGTATTGGCTCAACGCTTAGCGTTAGTGGGAGCAACGTCACTCTCGATACTGCTCCTGTTCTCGGGACTCTCAGTGCTGGTGACGCTGTGGGCTATACACCAGGTGAGTACAGCATCACAACAGCAGGAGATGCCTTCTCTTACAGCGAGTCCTACATCGAAGGTGATGCAACACCAACTGCCACCTCAGTGAGTAGCGGTGTGGTGACCAGCCTGCCGATGCTTGGCAACACGACGACGACTTCAGGAGGCGTTGCGGGCTCTCTGGCCGGGACGATCGCCTCGGACGGTGCTATGAGTATTACGGCAGGCGGCGCAGGGACCACTGCGACCGGCCAAGTAGTACTCAGTATCGAAGTGGAATGATGCGTTGGCTTCTGCTGTTGTTGTTAGCTCCGGCAGCATCAGCAGCACCCGTGGTGCCTCAATTCACCCAAGGCACCATGACTAGCCACACCGAGACCACCAGCAAAGTCACCGAGACCATCGTCAGTGAGAATTACTCGACAGGCTTTGAATACTCGGCAAGTGGCGTCAATATCAAGCCTGATGGCCCAATCAACCCCGTATCCAGCACCACGGTCAACGGATGGACTTCTTTAGGAGAGCGGCCAAACTGGTCAATCGTCAAGCCCGGAGAAGCGTTTCAATTCGTCGAGAGCCTGAAGGGGCCGGGCCTCAGCAATATCACTACCATCCAGCGCACAACCGAAATAACAAGCGTCACGGATACGGTCTCCTCCTTCTCGGAATAATTGCTGCCGCGCCAGTAAACGCGCAGGATGTTGGCGGCATTTCGGCCACCGCCAGCCCGACTGCGACCAGCAGCGGGTCAGTGAGCAACCAGGCGGTGCAGATCCTGCAGGGCAGCGCGATCACAAATACTTACGGCGGCAACATTCAATGCCAAGGACCGACGCTGACGGTCACACCGTATTTAAACCGCACCAAGTCCTGGGGTCTGCCGTATGAGTACAGTTATCCAGATCCGGTGTACGACTTGTCAGATCTCGATGACGATGGACGTCTAGATAATCCAGGCGATGTCCTGTTTTTCAAAGACACGCGTACGGGCCAGAAAGACAATCACAACTGGAATCTGGGCCTGTCGATTCAAGCCACCATCCCGCTAGACCAGGGATTACAGCGCCGTTGTAAAGAGGCAGTTGACACGCAGCTTGCGCTTCAACAACAACTGCTGGCCAATAAGAGACTCGACTTTGAGATCTCGCGTTTGAAGCATTGTGGTGAGTTGATGATGAAGGGCATCCGATTCGCCAAAGGCAGCCCCTATGAAAAGGTGTGCCGCGATGTACGGGCACACCAACCCCTTCCACACACCCATTCTATTTCCGTAACGACCGCTGGAACTTCCTCCGCTCATAGACACTCTCAACCTTGACTTTCTTGCCCAGTGCTTGCTGAAGTTTCTTTGCCAACTTCTTAATCGTCGGCCGGATCGCCTTGAGCAGTATGGGGGTTGCTAGGGCGGCTGATACTGCGATGGCCGATGTGCCAGCTGTATTGACCGCCTGCGGGATTGTCGGGATCGCCTCGACGATACGCTGGGTAAGTGGTTTGGGCTCGGCAGGTGGTTGTGCTGGCGCTACTGGTGCTGCTGCTGGTGGTGGTTCTTTTTTGGGGAGCTTGACCGGCGGTGGTGTTGCAGCTGGTGGCGGGTCAGCAGGTCTTGGCCTTGCAGGTTTAACGGGCTGCGGCTCAACCTCAGGCTCCATATCCATCGGATTGAAGTGAGGTAGCTCAATCACTGGCACGCCGATATCTAGCGTGACCGGCGGCGTTTGCGGTATTGCGATACGTGGCAGATCCACAGCCGAGTTGATTTCGGGCACGACGATCTCACGGATTTCCATGAGATCTAGTCACTCAATTGATTGACGGAATAGCCGGGCCAGTCTCTGCTGGCAGCTGTGGCATTTTGGGGATTTCGGGTACCGGCACCTGGTCCAAGATCGTTTTGGTCAGTTCTAGTTTCAGTTCGCTGGCGTAATTTTTGACCATTGACGGCACGCGTGTGTAGGCCACCACACCGCCGATTGCCATCGTGCCAGATATCACAAAGCCCAGAACTCCGAGCAGATTGTAGATCTTTTGCATGGCTGATATGAAAAAGCCCTCCCTGCTGTGTGAGACCAGGAAGGGCAGCTCTGCCACTTAATCGTAGCTCAGAATGAGAACTTAGCGCCAGTCTTGAAGCCGAGGCCTAGCTCATCACCAGTACCGAATGACACCTCACCGTAGAGAGGGCCGCCACTGATGCCAGCTTTGCCGGTGAATTCGATTTCTTTTTCGCCTGCGTCTGGAAAGACAGCAGCCGGGCCCATCTGGAGATAGGCACCGTTATCAAAGTCGTACCCGAGGTGACCTTCAAGAATGCCTGAACCAACGCCAGAGTCGAGACCGACACCGACGTTCAACTCAGGATTCATATACCAGTCGGCTTGAGCAGGAGATGCCAGCGCAACTGCCGAAACGGCGGCACCACTCGCAAGAAGGATTTTGAGCATTTGGAAGAGGTTTAACGTTTTCCCTGGCCACGGTACTTTTTACGACCGTGTGATGGGCGTGAGTGTGAGCCATTTCCCTGACTGGTCTTCTTGGGCTTTTTGGGTACAAAAGACTCACCATTGAGTGATTTGGCCATTACTCAGCAGGGTCAGGCGTGTTGTCTTCAGCGACCCACTCAAGGTACTCCTGATAATCCGTGTTGTCGTCGTTGTATGGGATAGAAGTGTTGTCACTGACCCGAAAAATACAGGCAGGCTCACCCCGATGATTAACAACTAATTTATAAGGTTTAGCCATAGTCAAAGCTCCGCAGAAAAATCAAAGTAGCCATTAGCAACATCTGCTGTCAACATGCTAGCAAACCCTTGTGTACGAGCTGTTGGTGATTCAGCTTCAATGATGGCTATTTTTGTGTTTGGAGTACCCCAAAGAGTTGGAGTACTGGCTGGCTCTTGGTCAAAAGGTTCAAGGTCAAAATGAGATTTATCACTGACACTAAAGCTAGGAGCGGTTCTCATCTCAACTGGAAAATAAAAGGCATGAGCACAGGCGGTGGTAGTGTTGTAAACCCCGTTTATACCTATTGTGAAACCCTCATTAGTAGTGGTTGTATATCGTTGATAGTAACGCTGACACCTAGCAAGCTCATCGCCGATGCTTCTGTGCTCAAACGGTGTCGCCTTCTCGCCAACTTCTAGCTGGACGCCAGTAATGTTTAATTCATACGCAGTTGTACCTGTATTAGAGCCTTGACCAATGGCAACCTCAAAATAACTATTAGCGTTAATAGTTTTTCCAGAAAGCGAAGGAACAGTAAATTGAAGGTCAAGCCGTTGCCAACTGCTGGTAAGGGTTACAGTTTGCTGTGTAATAGTAACACCAGTAGAACCACTGGTGCCAAAATTTTGGTTGCAATATACTGCAAGATTACCTGATGGAGCTGTTCCTTTAGCCCAAAAAGAGACAGTAATTGTACCTGCAGGAACAGTTCTTACGTCTTCAATACGTTGCTGGATAGTAGTGAAATCGCTGCTGGTAGTAACATCAAGCTTGGCATAATTTTTAAGAGAATCAATCTCGCTGCCAGCAGCAAATGTTTCCTGGCTAAAAGTAGTCGAGCCACCAGATTGGTTTACAAACCAACGATCCAAAGATACATAGCCATTGTCAGTGCTTGAAGTGCCTCTTTGGGCTACCTCCATCGACCCGTTGATGATTTTATTTCTGGCAAATAATGCACCAGCCGTCGGCAGCTGGACGCCTTCGACCTGAACGTGACCGCTGTTGTCAATCGCGATGCCACCATCATCCGTGGAGAGGTTCTTAATTGCATTGACCTTGATGGTGCTCATGATCAGGCGGCCTCCAGTGCGGTTACACGCGCCAACAAATCAGCGTGCTGTGATTCAAGCGTTTCAATCCTAGTCTGTGCTTCTTGGAGCGCCTTAACGGCTTTCATGTAGAGCACGGAATAACTGACTGATTTAGTTGTAGTGCCAAGATCGTTTCCGCCAGCGTCAAGATCGTGCGTTTCACTGACCAGACCTGGAGAGACAGTCTCAACTTCTTGTGCAATTAAGCCAAGTTGAGTATGCGTATCGTTGCCTGTTTCAGCTTTGAAGTTGTAATTGCGAACTCGCAGATTTTTAACGTCTTCCCATTGAGAATTTGCGTCAACAACATTCTCTTTCAATTTAATGTCAGAAAGAGCGCCATAAGAGTTGTTGGTGTTATCTAAATCGCCATTTCTTCGTATAACGCAAACTTCGTCTCCAGAAGAACCTAAGGAGACTCCACTGGCAGCGTTGCGCCTGTACGACATCAGCTTGTTGCTACTGCTGCTGCCTGCAACGGTTGTAAATACATGGTCAATAGAAGCAGTTCCGTCAGACTTCCAAGTTGTTTGTCCTCGATGGTCAATTTGCGCTCGTTCGCTCAATGAGGTCGAGCCGCTTCCAGTAGTTAAGAATAAAAGTTTGCCAGGAAAGCTGGATCCACTAGGCGTGGCGCCTGCCGCACTTTTAATTTGTGCATAATCGTTTTGAGCGTTATCACTA